ATTACATAAGGAATATGCACACAAAAGAGTTAAGGGAGAATGGTTTAACGCTACTCCGGAAGATGGCAAAGTTATGCTAGGATGGTTTGAAATACATTACGTTAATTGAGAATGATAATATGGGAATATTTTAAAAATGAAAAAAATATGGCAAATATTAATATATCCGTATACACGATATAAAGATAACAAGAAATTAAAAAAACGTTTGGCAGAACTCCGCAAGAGAGACCCATTTATTTACAAATGATTGTAATAGGAATATCAGGCGCATTAAACCATGATGCTGCGGTCAGTGTCATTGAAGACGGTGAAATTTTATTTGCCAGTCACAGTGAACGCTATTCTAAAATTAAAAATGACCCTAACTTGAATGCAGAAATAATTCAAGAAGCCTTATCGTATGGTAAGCCTGATGTGATTGCATGGTATGAAAAGCCTGTGATTAAAAAGTGGAGACAATTTGTTGCAGGACAATATTCGTTGGCATTTGATTTGAATGAACTTCCTAAAAATTACTTAAAACAATTTCCACAATTAGTTGGAATTCCAATCGAATATCAGTATCACCATTACACCCATGCTGCTAGTGGATATTTTACTAGTGAGTTTGATAATGCTACCGTAGTAGTAATTGACAGTATAGGTGAACTAGAGACACTAACTATATGGGATGGCAATGGTGACCAATTAAAGCAAGTTTATTCTCAAAGTTATCCAAATAGTATTGGATTATTCTACAGTGCAATGACTGATAGATTGGGTTTAAAACCACAAGAGGATGAGTACATACTTATGGGTATGGCTGCATATGGAGACCACACAAGACTGGTTCGTGGTATATCGTTAACTACACACGTATACAATGAATTAGGAATAATACTAGACGACCATACAAATAAATTTTATCAATTAGTTACGTTTAAAGAAAATTTACATCGTGGTTGCAAGTGGTTTCTACCTGAGTTGACAACAGAGCAAGATCATTATGATATTGCTGCTGCAACACAAGAAGTATATAATAATATGTTATCATTGATAATAGATTATACTAGAAAAATAAGTCGAAGTGATAATCTAATATTAATGGGCGGCGCAGCACTCAACTGTAGTGCAAACAGTTTAATTACTGATAGATTTAAAAATGTATGGATTATGCCGAATCCAGGTGATGCAGGTAGTTGTATCGGTGCATCGCAAAAGTTCTTTGATACAAGAATCAAATGGGAAACCCCTTATCTAGGTCATAATATAGAAGGTAGTTATCCAGTAGAGAAAGCATTGAATGCATTACTTAATGGTGATATCATTGGCATTGCAAATGGTCGTGCAGAATTTGGTCCACGTGCATTAGGTAATCGAACACTTACTGCAGACCCTCGTGGAGATACAATTAAGGACAGAATGAATGAAATCAAACGTAGACAAAAGTTTAGACCATTCGCACCAATGATACTAGAAGAAGATGTACACGATTACTTCATTATGCCAGAAAACATTAATAGTTCACCTTATATGCAATTTGTTGCTAAGTGTAAGTATCCGCTTGATTTCCCTGCAATCATACACGCAGACGGGACCTCACGGGTACAGACAGTTAACAAGGAACAGCATCCAGAGTTATATACATTGTTGTCTAAGTTTAAAGAAAAGACTGGTTGTCCTATGCTTGTGAATACATCATTAAATATTAAAGGTCAACCAATTGTCAATGATTTAAATGATGCACAAGAATTTTCTAAGCATTATGGTATAAAAGTCTTTACATCAGATGATTAATCTGTTATAATAGCATTAATTATAATTATAGGTTACCTATGGCATACGATTGTTTTTTCATAACTGATGACTTATCTGTTCATTTAATTGAACGATATAAAAAAGTCTTGGAAAAAATTCCGAATGCACAGTTAGTAAAATCAAATGACCTGTCAGACATAAACAGTTTATATACAGAAATAAAAAAGCGTGTTAATACTGAATACTATTGGGTAATTGACAATGAAATAAATGTACAGGATTTTGATTGGAATTTTAAGCCTACTGAATGGGACAATGAACTTCCGCATATATGGAGTACTGGTGTTAGAAATGAATATGGTAATGACATCAGTGTTAAATTGATACATAAAAATTATGATACTGATATTATTGCAGGTGGCATATGTATATTATCTGGCGAATATATTCATCAAGATACTTTAGATACTTTTAAATATGAAATAGTCGCTAAACAACATGATATAGTTTATTTAAGTTATGATGAAGAATTTGCAGATGCAAACTATCAAATTATATTAAAAAGATTTCCCTTTGCAAAAAGAGTGCACGGTGTCACTGGAATTTTTAATGCACATCAAAAAGCAGCATTTGTTGCTGAAAGTGATATGTTTTATGTGATAGATGCAGATGCAATCATCACCGATGATTTTAATTTTGATTATTATGCGCCCATATGGGATAGGGAAGTAGTACACGTATGGAAATCTAAAAACCCAGTGAATGATTTGGTTTATGGTTATGGTGGTGTTAAACTATTTCCAACTGATTTATTACGCAATGCAAGTGACTGGAATATAGATTTTACTACCAGCATATCAGATAATTTTAAATTGATGCCAGAGATATCTAACATAACTAATTTTAATACTGATCCTTTTAACACTTGGAAAAGTGCTTTTAGAGAATGTACTAAGTTGTCCAGTAAGATTATTAAAGGGCAGGTTAATAGTGAAACAAATGACAGGTTACATACCTGGATGCGGGCGGGGCAAGGTAAACCATATGGCGAATATGCAATAGCAGGTGCAATAGCAGGTAGCGATTATGGTGAAGAAAACAAAGAAAATATCATTGAATTAAATAAGATAAATGATTATACATGGTTAAAAGAAAGGTTTGATATATATTATGAGTAATATTAGAAGTAAAAGAGCAGCACGGAGAAAACCCATATTGCCCAAATCAACCTCAGTATTATATGATGAATTGATTGATGGTTCAAATCCAACACTAATAATAGAAGATGCAATTGAAGAAACAATAAACGATGTAGTAGAGTCTTCAACCGGAATACAACATTATGATTATCAAGCAATGAGCAATCTTTATACAGAAAATAATCCTGCGCAGCAACTCGGTAATTATCGTTCAGCAATGGACTATCTTTGTTACTACACCACGAATGTTACCAGGGAAAATATGTTATTGGATAGACTTAAAGATTTAATATATGACTTCCCTAACTGTGATATATCATCCTACGCTAGTAAACAGAATGGTGCAATACATAGTTGGGTAATATCACAGATGATAAATGTATTTGCAAAAAAATACCTAGGGACTGTCTATGTCTTAGATGGCGGTATTGGACTATTAAGTGCGGGTTTTTTAGATAGTTCATTGGTATTTCAAAACATTCGTAGTTTTGATCTTAATCCTACTGGTCAATTTATGGCAGATTCACTAATGAAAAATGAATTACTTGAAGATTGGAGATTTAAATCTACCACACAAGATATATTTAATTTGGATTATGTAAAGAATGAATTTATTACCACTCTTCCTGACGGTAGTTTGAGCAATCCATTTGACGAAATTCCAAATGTAATAATTAATACTAATATAAGTAGCATTGAAAATTATGAAGATTGGTGGAAAATGATTCCAACTGATCGTCATGTTGTATTAGTGGCTACTGGTAATGAAGAATCAGTGAGGCCATTTCTAAGTTCAATTGCGTTTAACCGTAAATTTCAATTGAAAACTGAGTTATATTCGGGTAATCAAAAAATAAATGGAATAAATTATTATATGAAAATTGGTATTAAGTAAATGCTTCCTACATTTGAATTATTAGACAGATTTGAATTATTGTATCCTACAAACACCAAGTTAGCAGACTTGCGTAGAGCGTACATTGATCAAGATATCAGCAGTATTTTTAGACTGATGCCTAATAATGTCTTGGGAGATATTGAAGAATTACGTAAAGCAGTATTAGAACAAAATTTGCATAGTCTATTTCGTTTAGTCAATGATGAGGATTTGCGCAGACTAGTCTTAGAGGATAATACTTGGAAGTTATGGCCTATACTAGAACGCTATGTAGACACACAGTTTACAGTAGCGTTTAAAAATTTTTTCGTAAATGATACAAAAATATGGAATGATTGTTTTAGTAGAGGACAATTGAAAAGCAAACTTTGGATTGTAAAAGAATTAAAGAAATTAAACTTAGATTTAGGTACAGTATTTCTATGTGCCGGGTGGTATGCTACACTTGCTACAATGTTATTTGAGAGTAACATTAAAGTGGATAAAGTTAGGTCTTTCGATATTGATCCGACATGTTGGAAGATTGCTGAAGTTTTTAATAAACCCTGGGTAGTAAATGAATGGCAATTTAAAGCATCAACTAAAGATATTTTTGATATAAATTTTGCTAGTGAAACTTATACAACACATAGATCAGACGGCACTGCCTGCGAACAAGATGATATACCAGATACAATTATAAATACAAGTTGTGAACATATCGAAAACTTTTCTGAATGGTATACTAAGATCCCTCAGGGAAAGATAGTAATTTTACAAAGTAATAATTATTTTGAAGTTGAAGAGCACGTAAATTGTGTCAATAGTATTGAAGAATTTAAAACACAATCTCCTATGCAAAATATATTATATAGTGGCGAATTAGAACTTGATAAGTATACGAGATTTATGCTAATTGGATATAAGTAGATGTTATTTAAAAACAGTCAAGATGACTACAAAATGAGTATAGATTCTAGTATTACTAGAATAGGACTAAAAATATCAGGTGGTGCCGACAGTGCATTAGTAGCTTATATGTTAGCAAAATACTCAGAAGCGGAACGCCCAGATTTAAAAATTTATCCTATAACTGGTGTGAGCGAAAAAAAGCCATTTCAGGCAATATTTTCTAAACAAGTTATAACAAAAATTGAATCACTTGTCAACTATACCTTTGATACTCATATTACTGGCTCAGTGAGGAGTGATACAAATTATGTTAAAGACCAAGAAACGTTAGTAATCAATGCTTACAAATCATATGGCTTACAAGCACAGTATGCTGGAATAACTGCTAACCCTAGTGCAGAGCAAGCACCTGAACTAGTCGATCCTAGCGAATTTAATTCAGAATGGTATAATGATCGCCAACGTGGCAAAGAAAAAAAACTCTACACTAATGGACTTAGTACACGCCCTTTGATCAATACTGATAAAAAAGGGGTCTATGAACATTATGTTACATTAGGTATATTAGAGGAAATATTCCCATTAACTAGAAGTTGTGAAATTCACACAACTGATTTTACACATCATTGTGGCGAATGTTGGTTTTGTAAAGAAAGATATTGGGGATTTGGTAGACTTGTATAGATACGATAACATAAAACAAGTTCATTTAGAAATAACGCAACGTTGTCAAGCAGCGTGTCCTATGTGTGACCGAAATGAAAATGGCGGTGTTGATAATAGACATATTACAAATGCAGAACTATCAATAGACGATTGTAAAAAGATATTCTCTCCAGAGTTTATTGGACAATTAGATGCGATGTATATGTGTGGTAATCTTGGTGATCCTATTGTTGCTAAAGATACATTAGAAGTATTTAAATACTTTAGAGAACATAATCCAACAATGTGGCTAAGTATGAACACAAATGCTGGTGCAAAGAATACAGAATGGTGGGAAGAATTGGCTGGAGTTATCAATAATAAAGGTGCAGTAATCTTTAGTGTTGATGGTCTTCGTGATACAAATCATCTTTACAGACAAAATGTTGTTTGGGATAATGTAGAACGTAATATGAAAGCATTCATCTCTGCTGGTGGTAGAGCAAGATGGGACTTCCTGATATTCCAACACAATGAACATCAGGTTGCAGAAGCAGAAACACTTGCAATTGAATGGGGATGTGAAAAGTTTCAAAAGAAAAAATCTGGGAGATTTATAGTTGCAAGTGGAGAAACGTCTAAAGATACACACCAGGCACAAAACCGCAAGGGAGAAAAGACTGCGGTAATCGCTAAACCTAAAAGTACTGACAACCAAAATATTGCTCTATTAAAGCAAAAAGAAATAGAAAAATCATATGGTAGTATGCGTGAATATTATGACAAATGTAATATATCGTGTAAGGCAGTTGAAAAGAATGAAATCTTTATAACAGCAGAAGGACTATTGATGCCATGCTGTTGGACTGCGGGTCGTATGTATAAGTGGTGGCATAAAGATTATCGTGTAGAACAGATATGGGATCATATAGATGCTGCTGGCGGAAAAGACGGAATTAATGTTATTGAAATTAGCATAGAAGATGCAATGTCTGGTAATCTCTTAACTAGTATTACCGATAGTTGGGATAAAACTAGCCTAAGTGATGGTAAACTGGGAGTATGCGCAATGAAATGTGGAACTGAGTTTGATCCGTTCAAGGAGCAATTTCGATGACAAAATATGAATATGATTATTTTGAACCTGTAAAAGAAAATGCAATAATTATTGATTGGGCAGCAGGAAACACTTGTAATTTCCAATGCTCTTACTGTGATCCAGCATGCTGGGACGGCGGAGTTCCCTGGCATGATTTTGATAATTGCATTAGGTTCATTGATTTTGTATGGGAAAACATATGTATCCCTCAAAACAAAATAATGTTTTTTAATTTTCATGGCGGTGAACCTGCACTATGGCCTGAGGTGACGAAAGTTTGTGAATATATTAAAAATATAAATGAAAATAATATAATCCGATTATTAACTAACGGCACACGTAGTACAAAATGGTGGACAGATAAAGCGCATCTATTCGATTTACTTATTGTAAGTATACATGAGGGACAAACCAAAAAAGAAAAGATTGTTGAAAAATTTAATCAAGTCCAAAAATCAGGTATAAATATATCGTTGCATGTTATGATGGATATTGCGCAATTTGATGGGTGTGTTGACACATATAAATATTTGTATGATAATTTAATACCTGATGTTAGTTTACAATATAAGCCTGTCAGAATATCAATACGGAAGCATGAATTACAACCTTATACAGATATACAATTAGCAACAATGAATTCTCTGCAGAGATTAAACGGATCCCCAAATCTAAAAAATCAAAGCAAAATGCAGTGGAGAAAAGACGGAGAAGAACCAGTAATAGTTAAAAGTATAGAAAATGAAATACTATTACCACAACTAAATGATTGGAAAGATTGGTATTGTAATATGGGGATTGAAACACTAGTAGTTCAACATAATGGGTGGATCAAACCTGGCAGCCAGTGTTTTAAGAACTTAAAATATGGTAATATAAGTGATAAAGAATACAGTATTCCATTACTGCCAGTAAAATGTAAGTGGGACTTATGTGGATGTTTGACTGATTTACAAACAACTAAGATTAAAAATATAAAAAAAGGAGATAAGTACATTGACGCAGATGTATCTACCGGAGCCTACACGATTACAACTAGAGATTAGTAGTATGTGCAATGCACTGTGCTTCGGCTGTGCACGTACTAATCATCTAAATTTTAATGGTAAGATGCCAACTATTCCAGATAAAAAGATTCTACAACTAGATGTGATTGAAAAATTCTTAAATGAGTTTGAGACAGTTACAGATTTGGACTTTTGCGGAACAGTTGATGATCCTTTCATGCATCCCCAATTTAATGATATTCTTAGGTTAGCATTAAAATGTGGAATAAAAAAAGTTTGGATACATACTAATGGTAGTATTAGAAATCCCAGTTATTGGGCTGAAACTGCTGAGATACTACAACAGTTTGACAGGCACCAATTGAAATTTAGTATAGATGGTTTACAAGATACCAATCATCTATATAGACAGAGAACTAATTTTGATCGAATTATGCAAAATGCAGAATCTTTCATTCAGGCAGGTGGAGATGCTGGCTGGCAGTATTTGGTATTCCCATGGAACAAACATCAAGTTGAAGAAGCAAGTGAGAAAAGTAAGCAGATGGGATTTAAGAATTTCATACATAGGTTAGACCGTAGTATGATATCTGAGAATAATTGGGAAATAGAAGACATACGGCGGATTCAGGCTGAAGATAAACAATATAATAATTCAAGCCCAGATGATCTTGATAAGTTTTTTATATCAAAGAAAAGTGTTGAAAACGATCCAATTGACTGTTTCTTTCAAAGACAAAAAATGTATTTTATTGATTTCAATGCACGCCTGTGGCCTTGCTGTTTTATTAGAAATACTGAATTCGGTGGTCACAACACACATTGGCATCAGGTAAGTAAAACCATGTATAGTGAATATAGTTCACCTGATTGGAATCGATTAGATTTACATAGTGTTGATGAAATATTAAATCATCCATTTTATAAAAAAGATTTAGTAGGAAGTTTCGATTCAGAATATGGTACAAGTTGCGGAAGTAAGATGGTTAAATGTGCAAGTACGTGTAGTAAGAAAGTTCAAGAAACAAAACCAATTGCAAAATTTAAGATAGAGGAACACAATGACTAAAATATATAATACACCATATGGCGCAGTTCATATACCAGTAGAATCACAAATGATAACAGTTCGAACTAGTGGCGGATTTGATAGTGCATTACTATTGTATATGATTGCACAAACATGCGCAGAATTAAATCCCAACGCTATAATTCAACCTATTACAGTAGTTCGTGCAAATCCAGATGATGACAGAACATGGCTTTATCGTGTTGATAATAGACCAATAGTAGATACTATTATAGATTGGGTTAGAAAAGAAATACCAGTAGCTGATATCAGAGACAAACAGTGGTTAGATGCAATAAACTGGTGGGAAAACGGAAGTGCAACATATCTTGCTGCACAGAAAAACTTAGTGGTTCAAAATTTAAATCCAATTCGAAAAGCAGAAATGGCAAATGGTCAAGTGAGTAGAGTACACGATTATAATGGTGTCACTAAAAATCCCCCTGTGCCGATGGCTATAGATAATATGCACCAGTATAGAGAATTAAAACGTGACCACAATGACCCTACTAGTCCTGCAGTTGCTATAGATAGTTGTACAGTAGTGCACAATGCAAATGGTGACGATTGTAGATATGTTGAACCATTTCGCAATGCAGATAAACGTGTAACAATGTGGTTAGCAGATAACCTCGGTATACTTGATACGCTAGATAAGATTACTCGTAGTTGTGAAGGGGATGGTAATAAAACAGATAACTGGACAAAAACGTGTGATACTTGTTGGTGGTGCCAGGAACGTGCGTGGGCACATAGAGAAATAATTAATAATTAATATGTTGACAATCACTTAAAATATTAGTATAATACGTATAATAACGGAGTAAACACCAAATGTCTGAAAAAAAATATCCAAGCGAGACTTTTTGTCTGTTGCCATGGGTACACCTTAGCACACGTCCTGATGGCAGTATGCGGGTCTGTTGTACTGCAAATGCAAGTAGCGTTGGGCCTACCAATGATAAAGTTCATGGTGGCCAAATAGGAATTCTTAAAACAGATGATGGTAAACCAAACAATCTAAATGTTAGTGACTTTAAAACTGCTTGGAATTCTAATTATATGAAGAATGTGCGCCTGCAAATGCTTAATGGTGAAAAGCCACCTAGTTGTATGAAGTGTTACAAAGAAGAGGCATCCGGACATAATAGTAAACGTATGTGGGAAACAAATTATTGGAGCCAACGTGTCAATGTTGATGAACTTATTGAAAACACATCTGCTGACGGCGGCGTTCCTCCACAGTTAGCATATATTGATTTAAGATTTGGTACTAAGTGTCAATTAGCATGTGTAATGTGTAGTCCACACGATAGTAGTGGCTGGATTAAAGATTATAAAAAGATTTTTCCAGAGGTAAAAAACGAATCTCTAAAGGAGACAATGCAATGGGCTGACAAAGGTAGTACTAATAGAAGTAGTTATAATTGGCATAAGCAGAATCCAAAATTTTGGGAACAGTTTTACGATCAGATGCCTAGTATGCAACAGATATATTTTGCAGGTGGCGAAAGTCTTATTATTGAAGAACACTACGAAATACTTGAACACGCTATCAAAATGGGTTACGCAAAGGATCTTGAACTACGCTATAACTCAAATGGTGTAGAGTGGAGAGATGATTTATTTGATCTATGGAAAGAATTTAAATTAGTACGCTTTCATTATAGTGTTGATAGTATTGAAGATATGAATGATTACATTCGCTATCCTAGTGAATGGAGCAGACAGAAAGAAGTATTTCATATATTAGACAAGCAAACCAGTGACAATGTAGAAGTAACTGTTGCATGTGCAGTGCAGGCTTTGAACATATATTATATTCCAGATTTCATTAAATGGAAACTGGAACAAGGTTTTAGTAAAATTAATATGTGGCCATTCGGCGCTGGCGGAATTAATTATCACTTTGTTTATCACCCAGCACATCTTAATGTTAAAGTATTACCAGACTGGTTTAAAGCAGAAGTACGTAAAAAGTATGAAGAGTTTTATCCATGGTGGGAAGCGAATTGGGAACTAGGTATCCCAAGTTGGCATAAGGACAATGTAACACAAGAAAATTTTATCGACGCAGAATACGGAATAAAGCGTCTTCAAGGTATGGTACAATTTATGGAAAGTGAAGACTGGAGCATTAGACTTCCAGAGTTAAAAGAATATTTAAGTCTATGTGATAGGCAGCGTAACAATAGTTTTAGTTCTACCTTTACAGAGATGAAAGACATATTTAAGGATATATAAATGGAAGATAAGAATAAGAGTGATACATTTTGCATAATGCCTTTCCATCATATTAACATTAAAAATGAAGGTAAGTTGAGTGCGTGTTGGAGATATCCAGATAAGGTTGGAGATTTTCTAACAGATACACTTACAGATACTTGGAATGGCGAACAGTTACGTAAAGTGCGAACCGAATTGGTAAATGGAGTTCAACATAAAGGTTGTATAAGTTGTTGGGATTTAGAACGTAGCGGTGCGAAAAGTTTACGTCAAAATGCGGCTGAAATGTATCCTGATGTTGATAGTAATAATATTATTAACAATATCGAAGAAGATGGTAGTTACCCAATTAAAAATTTACAAAGTATTGAAATACGTTTTGATAATATCTGTAATTTGATGTGTAGACATTGTTCTCCTACATATAGTAGCATATGGGAACAGAAGGCGAAACGAGATCCGATATTAATGGGACAAATGAAAAAAGTTGGAACATACAGGGAACTTGAAAAGCATGTTAGTCTAACACAAGAGATAATTGATGAAGTGGTTTCACTTAGTCCGAACCTTACAGAATTGATGATTACAGGTGGAGAACCTTTGTTCCATGATAAGCATTATGATTTTTTAGAGCGTATTTTACCTGAAGCAAACCATATTACATTACAATATAATAGTAATTTTAGTACGCTTGACTACAAAGGAAAAAGCATACTAGATTTGTGGAAGCATTTCAAGCGTGTTAGTATACGAGTTAGTTTGGATGCGTATCCTGAAATATACGAATATGTTAGAGTTCGAGGCAATTTATCAATAGCAGAAGATAATATAAAAAAAGCACTACAGTTAAGCAACATTCAACTAAGTGCAACAATGACAGCCAATTTATTAAATATTACGAGAGCAACTGAAATCGCCAAGTATTACTATTCAATGGGAGTTGATTATCACACAAGTATTGTTCAGTTTCCTCGTCCATTAAATCCTAAATTGTTACCACCTGCATTAAAAGAAAAAGTAACAAATGATTGGGATGAATTGATTAATGGAGATAGGGAATGGATGAAATCTTATAATCACTCACAAAAATTTATGGACAGATCATTTGAGAGATGGAAGAAATTTGGAGATAACGTAATTAATTATATGAATGGTGAGGATTGGTATCATTATTGGGATGACTTTATTGAATATGCTAATGCACAAGATCAACACCACGAAACTAATATATTAGATGTTTATCCGGAATTCAGGAAATATTGGCATGAGGTATAAAACTGAAATAGACAACGTATCTAAATTTTGTGTTGCTCCGTTTATGAGCCTCAACGTTGATCCTGATGGCAGTGTTAAAAGTTGTTGTATGCAAGATCCACAGCATATAGGTGTAAAATACAGTGACCATGACAATATGCATAGTTTATTTGCTGATAGTGAATTTAATAATTTGCGCACGATGATGCGTCAAAATATAGAGCATCCAAGTTGTACAACATGTTACCGAAACGAAGATAGCGGTATTGAGAGTGAAAGACAGATTAGAAATCGAGATTATATTAGAAACTATGAAAATATTAAGATAACTGATACCTCTATTCCTACTATGTTAGACTTACGGTTAAGTAATAAATGTAATCTTAAATGTCGAATGTGTAATGAGATTGCTAGTAGTCAGATAGCAAAAGAAAAGTTTATTGATCCCGCCATTACAGAAGTCAGCAGTGAATTAATCATTGAACATCTTAAAGATATCAAGGAACTTCGCCTATTAGGCGGTGAGCCTAGTTTAACTCCACAATGTTTTGATGTTTTAACTAAGTTAATAGAGTGTGACAATACTGACATTAATATTGCGATAACAACTAATGCAACTAGCGCAAAACAGAGTTGGTTTGATCTTATTAAGCATTTCCCCAATGTTAAATGGCAATTTAGTATTGATAGTGTTGGTAAAATCAATGATTATATTCGCACTAATAGTGTATATAGTAAACTCAAAGATACTATAAAACGTTATCGAATTATTGGCAAAGATTATCCAAATTGGGAATATACAATCAGTCAAACTGTACAGATTTACAACTTAACTAGTTACTTTAAATTAAGTGATGATCTGGGTGATTTGGTTGACAATTGTGATACAGTATCACCATTATCATGGCCAGATAAATTAAATATTAAAAATCTCCCATGGAGTATAAGACAAAAATATATTAATTTGCCACACCACGACACCATACGCATTATATTATCACAGCCTGAAAATGATCCAGTAACCACATATGAACTAATGACTGAGTTTATAAAATACACAGAACACTTAGACTTAATACGTGGAACTAGTTTCAGTGATATAGATAGTGAATTATGGAATGATATTCGTAACTATGTAACTGATAATTACGTGACATTGGGTGACTATCTAAAAATCAATTCAATGCGGGGAGAATAATAATATGTGGAATATGGATACAATAGAATGGTTAGATATAGAACTTACTAGTTTTTGTAATATTGAGTGCAAAGGTTGTTTGCGAGTTGTATCTAAACACGCTGATGATCTTATCAATAAAGAATATCTTACAATAGAAACTATACGTGAAAAATTTAAAAAAGAATTATTTCCTAGTATTAAAATTGTAAACTTTTGTGGCAGTATAGACGAACCAACAAGTCATCCACAGTTCTTTGATATTATACGCCATTTTGCTGATTGGAATACACACATCAATATTGCAACGAACGGTAGTTTGCGAACTACTAACTGGTGGACTGAGTTAGCAAGTATTTTACCAAGTAGCCATAATGTTACTTGGGGAATTGACGGCAGTGATGAACTAAGTGAAGTATATCGTCAGGGTAGTAATTTCAAAAAAGTCGAACAAAACTATCGAGCTTTCAATGCAGCAGGTGGCAAAAGTGTATGGCAGTTTATCGTGTTCGAACATAACGAACATCAGTTGGAGGAAGCCAAAAGCAAAGCCACGAATGAGGGTTTTAAAAACTTCAAAACTATTATTAGTCATCGTAAAGACACTACTGGAAATATAAAAGCAGCAAATACAGAGAAGATTGATACTGCACAAGAAATTCCTTATGTAAGTTGTAAGTATGGAAATCAAAAACGAATTTTTATAAACCATACAGGTGATGTTATTCCTTGTTGTCATCTAAATGCAAAGACATTGGAGTATGGCGTAAGTGGTAATACCAAAGATAGTTATGAGACATTACTTAGAGATACTGATTATAAAAATTCAATTAACTTGAATAATGTAAGTGTTGAAGATGCTATAAGTAGCGATGTATGGCAAGGTATAGTTAATAGTTGGGATAGTGATAATCCTGTGCCTCGTTGTATGCAAGTATGTAAACAGATGAAGCGTGATACATTTATTAAAGAGGACTTATAGATTATGAGCGAAGATTTAAAATGGAGTAATTATGACTTTACTAAAATACCCTTTGATGATATTGTTAGTGTTGGTCAGCGTACCTTGCTGTATCGTGATCTATTCACTGTTAGTTGGTTACTTGGAAGATTCTGTAACTACAAATGCTCCTACTGTTGGCCTTATGCCCGCAGTGACCGTAAAGACCACCGTCCTACAGAACTATGCTTACGGACCATAGATGAAATTAAACGTCAATCCCGGGACAATGGATTTAACAGTTTTCATTTTAGTCTTAGTGGGGGCGAGCCTACTTTTCACCCTGGCTACTTGGACATTTTGAGTCATCTTGCAGATGATGTATCAAATACTAACTACACAAGTGTTCATATGACAACTAATATGTCACGTAATGTTAAATGGCATGAGGATTATATAGAGCGAGTTAAACCATTTCATCGTGCAAGTATCACTGCTAGTTTACATACTGAGCATCTTAATACAAGAGATAAGATGCAAGAATTTGCAGATAAACTTATATTGTGTCAAGAAAATGATGTACAAATTACAGTGAATATGGTTATGGTCCCAGACTGGTTTGAACGTGATTGGGACAATGCATTATTTTTTCATGAACAAGGTATTAATGTAACATTGAAGCCACAATCTGATCCCACTGCAAGCCGTGTGGTTGATGGATATACAGAAGAACAGATGAAAAGATTGTGGAATGGTATGCCACAACTTGCATATACTGAGGTGAAACGTAAATGGAATGATAGACCAAAACCCAACTTTCAAGTTCCAGAGTATGCGATTGGTCAAAATGATAAAAGTGTACCATGGCATATGCAAGTAGAGTTTACAGACTCAAAAGGTAAGAAATGGTATATGGATCAGGCCGAGCGTTTTAATGCATTTAACTTTAATAACTTCGAAGGTTGGAGTTGTAACAGTGGCTACCAGGGTATCATAATACGTGAACCAGACGGTAGTATAAAACGTAGTTATAGTTGTGCAGACCAGCCATTGGGATATATCGAAAGTGGATTTAAACTATTTGACAAACCAATGCCATGTATAAGTAAGAGTTGTGTTAGTAGTGCAGATTCAAAAATACCAAAACGTAAGATATAAAAAAAGCACCTTACGGTGCTTTTCTTTTTAAACTGCCATTGGTGCTCGAATAGTTTCACCTGGATCATAGCCTACTACTTCAAAATCATTCATTTTAAAATCAAATATTGAATTTACGTCACGTTTTATTACTAACTTAGGAAAGGCTCTTGTAGGGCGCTGTAGTTGCTCCTCAACAGCCTCTATATGATTATTATATATATGACCATCACCTATAACGTGAATAAATTCGCCTACATCGTATTTACAAACGTGTGCAAGCATATATGTTAATAATGAATAACTTGCAATATTAAATGGAACTCCCAAGAATAAGTCTGCACTACGTTGATATAAACTACAACTTAACTTCCCATCATTACTTACATAGAACTGCGACATAACATGACAGGGCGGTAATGCCATTTTGCTCAATGCTCCAACATTCCAAGAATTTAAAATATGCCTACGTGATTGTGGGTTATTTTTTAATCCTTGTACTAACTGTTGGATTTGATCGATACCATTGAAGTTTCTCCATTGTACTCCATATACTGGTCCTAAATCTTTATTAGTATCACTATTATAATGTCCCAATGCAACACCTTGATTGTCAGCATTAGCAGTCCATATAGTTTTTTTGCCTATTAGTTCTGTTCTAGGCTTGCCATAATGAATTTCTGCAAGTCTCCGTTCATTTTGTGATCCTTCAAGAAACCAAAGTAATTCACTTAATACTGATTTAAATGGTACACGTTTTGTAGTTAGTAATGGGAAACCGTTACTGAGATTGTAGCGACTTGTATTCAGGAATGTAGATAGTGTTCCTACTCCAGTACGCTCATTGTTTTTCGGTTCACCATTTTTCAATACTGTATGTAGTAAATCAAGGTATTCATCTTCTTCATAGTTTGCCATTTACTTGTCTTCATCCTTATAGCTTTGAAAATGTTGTTTTAAAATTTCTTTTACACTTTTTACTACGCTTTCACGCAAATTTGGGATATCAAGTAATATTTCGACATCATCAATTGCTTCGAAGTTCTTTGCCATATCTGCCCAACTAAACTCACCACTTAGTGGCAATGGGGCCAATAGGTCATCACCATTTAGTGTGACTTCGTGGCCATTTTTCATTATGACTTTGATGCCTGTAATGAATGAAGATGGAATGCTAATTGGAACAACTTCCTCCATTATTCTATCAAATTCACCTTCTCTATCAAATTCCATATATCACCTCGGGCTTGCAGAAAGAAATATTCTTTCACTGTTGCTTTTTTCAACAATCAAACGGTGTGGCATATTTGGACTTGTAATGCAGTACGCTTGATTTGTTTTTAATTTTACTTTTTCTCCATCGATAAATTCAAGTGCGGTTTCGCCTGAAAACTGTAAATTCTGATGATATCTCCATCCAAAACGATCTGTATGATAGGGTAAATGAGTTCCAAATTTAGAACCCATGGTATACAATACACTTAAATCTTTATTATAATTATTTTCTAATTGTGAAATAATTGTTTTTTGTACCTCTAATTTGTGGGTTGTAAAGACTTTGTACAAAATCAATGGCACTGGTACTTTGTATATCATGTCAGTAAATATCAATTGATACTTGTATATTTTTATCAATTCATTTTCGACAATTGGAATATGACACAATTGAGCATCAGAGATATGAGCATAGTTTTCAGTAAAGTCTTGTGGTTCTTTGTTTAGGTGTACATTTACACCATCATTGAAAAATAATTCTCCAGTGTGAGTTTTAATTAAATCTAATATTTCGGATCCTAACTGCAGACCTATATCAAAGTCTACCACACCGTTAAGTAGATTATAGTTGTTCATCGTATTTCTATTCCATACTACTTTTATTATTAATATAATTTCTGTATAACTTTTGAAGATACATTTCTATTTCAATATCAACACTAATTTTTTTATATTTGCTATTATTCTGTAAATATTTACTGGTAACTAAATCTTCGTAATATACTGTTATGTCAGTTGAGTATTGATTGCACATACTGATATATCTTTCTCCCATCTGTATGATATTATCAATATCTGCCGAATGATTAATTTTAGTGTTGCTATGATTGGAGTGCCATTTATTAGTATATACCGCTCTAAGATAACTTATCAGTTGAGCATCAGTATCTCTTCTCAAAAGTTTAATTGTTGCACAATCATCGTCAATGAATTCTTCTTGTCCCGACCCAATACCGTTCCATATCATACATATCTTTGCAATACTTGGTCTCAGCATTTTTTCTTTATCAATTAAAAATTTTGGATGAAATATTTCCATATATTCCTTAAGATTATATTTCTTAGCAATAGATTCACTGAACGCATGAGATCCAGCTCTTGGAGCGTGTACTATACATAAAATTTTGTTTTGTTTTATAGAAGTTTCTATAAAATTGTCAAGTTGTTCCATTAACTTAGGTGTCCACGTTCCTTCATTACTTCTATATGTTCAAGCGATGCCAAAATAACTGCAGCCGCTTTTACTAATTCCCTTTCAAAATCTTTAGAATTTGGGGGAGTAAGCATAGTTGCACGTTTAGTTTCCTGTGCCAAATAATATGATGTTATTGCAATCCAATCATTTGGAGAGTTTTTCGCATCATATTCACTGCCTGCCAAATCATATTGGCGAACACGTTCTTGCTCAATTCTACTTAGAATGCTACTACGCTTACTATTACCAGACATTATGTTACAGACTTCCTTGGACGTCCACGCTTCTTAGGAACATCTGGCATTGCAGATGTGTCTACTGTGGCCTTCGCATTAGGTTTTGCTGCTTTTGTTGTTTTTGGCTTTAGACTAGGATCATACTTATATGCCTCTTGTCTTTTTGCTTCTGCATCTGCAGTCAACAAGTTTGCTTGTACCAAAAGATTTTGTGCAATTTGTTTATTTTCATCTGCCTTTGATGATTTAACATTTGAATCAATACGCGATTCTTGTGGTTCTACAGATTCGACTGACTCTTGTTTCGTAGAATTCATTGCATCATTGATTTCGTTTAATGGTACATTTGTCTGTGTATTTGGAGTCATAATAATCTGATCTGTTGGAATCTTTGAAAGATGCCCTTCAGAATGAAGTGTATCTAGCATGACTTTGCCGTGCCAAAATACTTTTCGTGAAAGTACTTCATACAGATTATTAGTTGTTTGGCCTTCATTTGACTCAATTGCTTCCATATATGAATCATGATAACGATCCGGCAATGTATCACTATACACTGCTAGAGCATTGTTCGGATCATCCGGAAGAGACATGAAAACAACACTTAGTCGTTGTCCTGTTCCCTTATGTCTGCCAACGTGTTTTATAAAGGGTGCAGTTGCCATGATTATTAACCTGCTGCTTCAGGTGTTTCAGTTTCACCTGTTGCTTCTGCTGCTGCGGCACTTTGTGCCTGTACATGGTCTACGAATGCTTTAACACGATTTGCAGTATTGCCTACTGCAGATAGTTCACCTGCTTGAAATGCGCCACGCTTTGATGCTAAATCAATAATAGCATATACATTAACAAGATCGTTAACTGTAACTGCTGGTACTTCTGCTGGAGCTTCTGTTTCAACTTCAGGTGCTTGAGTTTCTTCTGACATATGTAGTTTCTCCTATTTGTCAATTTATTATATATAATATGAATAAACTCTTATTCATACTACAATTATACTATATTAAGTGATTGTTGTCAAGTGTTTTTATGCAACCATATTGACATACGCATCTGGCCAATTTAGATATTTTAGCCAAATTTCATGCTTTATGTTTAATGTGAAATTTTTACTTCCATACATTTGATAGAAATTTGGCTTACCTGGCATGACTTTGGGAACAATATTTGAATTATTTCCTTTACTATGATTGCATTTTTTACACGCACTTACAATATTATGCCAATTAGTCCTACCACCCTTACTTCTTGGTAAGATATGATCAAGTGTTAAATCTGCCTTATTGAACGTATTATAACAATACTGACAAGTATATCTATCACGTATAAAGACATTCGCACGGCAGAAATTAATTGTACCTGCTTGTGGCATATACTCTCTCACACAAATAACACTTGGTACGCGCATACTATGATTAACAGAATGCACAGTCCAATCATGCCATTCAAGGACATTTATCTTATCTAACCAGATAAGTTTTATGCTTTCTTGCCAAGATAAAGTTGATAACGGTGTCACACTTAAAGGTGCACCATTAGCATTTAATAATAGTGTATCATTACTCATAATTATATTTATACTTGTATTTTATTATGATTCGTAATATGTATATTCGCCGAATGGTGGGACAATATGCTTTGACCCATGAATAACGAATAGAGTATCACAATATGCTGAATTGCCCCAACTACCAAACGGCACACCATCAGTAAACATGATGAACTTGTCTGGTTCTATTTGATTTTCTTCCATAAAGTCCCAGTTACACGCAAAGTCAGTGCCACCGCAGCCAATAATTTCATATTCTTTTAATTCTTCTGAATTCATAGGCGTAAATTCTTTAAATGATTCCGCATACACTTGTGTATCAAACGTCCAGATTTTCAAACGAAAGTCTTGAAACTGTTGCATAATGCCATAGATTTCACCTAAGAAATCACGAATCATGTCTTTAGATATAGAACCTGAAACATCAATACCAATAGCAGCATCAACCATAACTTCATTGTCCATACCTGGTAAGTAAATGCCCATACTACGTGACTTACGTGATTGACGCATCCATGTGAAATCTGCTTTTTGTGAACTTTGTATACTTAGATTAATATATTCACGCCAATCCATTTTGGGCTCTGTCATATCTTTAATCATACGCTTAACATCACCCGGAAGATTACCAGCACCAGATGCTTGTGCAGCCTGTAATACAGCCTGTTTCATTTGATCTTTAATTTCTTTTGCTTCTTCCTTTGTGATTTTAATAGGAGCCTTGCGACCTGTAGGATCATTTTCACCACTGCCATCACCCATACCATCGCCATCACCAAACATATGTTCATCAAGTGTATCAGTATCACTAAAATCTTTGCCGTCTTCCTGTTGCTGCAATAGATCACGATAAATTTCTTCGGTATATGATTTGTAATACTTGCGGTCATACAAGGCTTGCTTTGGCATTGTGCCAATCTTTGCTTCTACAGTTGCTTGATTAACTTTATAATCAGCAGCAATATTCCATAGTTTAGCATCACGTTCATTATCTGCAAAGTCCATTAAACGACTACCGATGCCACAATGATCATATACGCAATGAAATACTTCGTGCCCAACAATAAAGTCAATCTCTTCTGGTGTCATTGTACGGAAGAAATCTGAGTTATAATAGAAGTGTTTGCCATCTACTGCTGCTGTAGGGCACCATTCTGCTTCTACTAGTTTTAAACGTGTAGCAAGTGTACCAAAGAAAGGATGCTTAATCAACAAGCGAACACGCCCAGAGACAATCATTTCTTTGACTTCTTGATCAGTGTATTCAAATACTACCGGTTCTTTTGAATTTTCATCAACTTCAATACCATTTTCTTTAAGTAAATCATCAAATACTGAATTGAAATCGTCTTCGGTAGTAATTTTTTCTGGTTCGATTCGCATATGATACACCTTTTCATCTATTTCAATATTAATATAACATCTACTATTTGTATTGTCAAGAAAAAAGAGCGCCTAAGCGCCCTTTTTTATCAATTAATTATTATGAGCATCAATAATTAGTTTTCCATATTTTTTGAAAAACTTTTCGATACAAGGAACTTTGCGTGGCTCAAGCGGCAGTTTATAAACCTTAAGTGCAGTACGACCACCAAGTACGGTCATTTCTGTTTCAAAATTATCCATCATGAAGCGGAAAAAGTTGTCTGCCATTTTGTACAACTCATCCATCTTGTCTTTGCCGTTACGGTCTAGAAAATCTTTAAGTTCATAACATAGCGATGCAGTTAGCGAGAACATAGCGGAGATTTCACGTGCTTCTGGTGTTAATGTGGTAACTGTGCCATTTAAGATATCTGATGGATTAGGAAGTTTACCTGTTAGAGCACGGTGAGCCATAAACTTAGTAGCGATACCATCACCTACTGTGCCCGCAATCAAATCATGTAAACGATTTGTGCTTATTTCTTCGCCGGGTTGTGGGAGCATTTGTGAAACAAACGACCATGACCGCGGGGTAGCGAAAGCGCGTGATGCTGTACGAGGATCAAAGTTCATTAGATCCATCTTGTTAGCAGTAACATAGCCTACAACCTCAGCATCTATATTGTTCTCAAGTGCCCAAGTCTGCCAATCTTCAAAATCAGTAGTCATTTCTAAGTGAACGAAACGGTTAGCAAGTGCACTAGGCATACGGTATGCAACCCCACGGTCACTTTCACGGTTGCCAGCAGCAACGATTAGAACATTATCAGGTAGACGATAGTTACCGAGCCGACGGTTCAAGATCAACTGATACGCTGCTGCCTGTACAGACTGCGGCGCTTGATTCATTTCGTCAAGAAACAAAACAATACATTCAAATTGATCTGCAAGTTCTTGCGTAGGAAGATCAGCAGGTGGAAGCCATTCCATCAAGCCTGTCTCAATATTCGGTACTGGGATACCACGCAAGTCAGTGGGCTCCATGAGAGCAAGACGCATATCAATCATATAACCTGAACGATCTTGTGTGATTGAGTCGACAATTTCAGATTTACCAATACCCGGAGGGCCCCAAATAAAGACAGGGCGCTTACGGTTCATTGCATAATTGACTTCTTCACGAATATCACTTGGGCGAACTAGACGTACATCCATATCTGCTGCTGAAACTTGTGCCATTATGATTCTCTTTCTATGTTGATTACTACTATAGTATAGCGTAGTTGAATTGAACTGTCAAGAACTTTTTAAGTCTGGAGAGGTGATACTGGAATTGCATTTTCTACTAGAAAAGCACGATAACCTTCGTCAACATCCATTAACTCGTTCTGCCATTCTTTCCATGTAATTGCTTCTAACGGAAACTCTTTGCAATGCAGATCATTTACCATATATTTTGCAGCAATAAATGCCATGGCATCTTGTGGACGTTCTACATCGTTCACAATATATTCATTGCCGCCCTTCATTTTCCAGTGAGCATTACCATTTGAAAATTTGCCATCGGCTGAATGTGCACCATAATTTTCAAGAATTTGTGTTTTAACAACAAACATATCATATCCCTCTGTTACTGTCTATATACTCTTTATATAGTGATTCGTTTAGAATGTCAAGAGGAATATTTATTATTGTGTGTATTTTTTATTTTCGATCCATAAATCGAAATCGCTATCAAGTAATAAAAACTCTGCCGCCAATGATTCTTCGAAAACTATAAGTTTTCCATGACGCAGATAATATGGTGTGATCATATACCTATCTAATTGTATTATTTGTGTTCCGGTTTCTATCTTAGATGCAGTTTGCAATTTGATAGTATATGTATCAAAATTTTTAGACATTATATCTTTGCCCATTGTTGTTAATCTAAAATTAATATTGTCTCTTTTTGAGCTAATAAAAAGGTCATTGGTTTTATATTCTTTACGTCCCGCACATTTACCTTTTGTATTTGCATTGATATACTTTATTAGTTCAGTCTTGGTCATTTTAATTTTAAGTTACTTGGGTGATAACTTTTGTCCTTTATCTAGTAAATAAACTTCGAAATCGTCACATTTAAATAAATCATTTAATTTTTCTGCTAAATTATACGCATGCCCTGGATTAGAGAAAGAACACTTTTTATATTTCGGCCCTGGAAAGTTAATTAAACTATTAAGTGACCGCAAGTTTATTGCTTCGCCCTTATAGAAAACCGCGTATATTGCGGTTGCTTTGAGAACTTGTTCACTTCTATATGTTTTAGAATCAGTATATTCTAATATTATTGTTGGTTTAGGTCTAGCCATATTATTTTATTCCTTAATTGTTAAACATATTTATCTAAATTTAGCAATTATGTACCGATATAATGTAAAAAAGCGTCCAAATTTGGACGCTTTTTAATGTGATATAGTGTCACTATGATATTAAGATGCAGCGTTATTATCTGCTTCATCAAGAACTTTATTAAACTCTCGTAGACGTTTAATAACAGATTGAAAATCAACAATCGTTGTCCATCTATCGATAAAGAATGTTAGTGCACCTTCTACTCTGCCAAATGCATTTAGCACCTGAATAAGAACACCAAATGTAATCAACTGTGCAAAATAACTTGGTGCTAATATTACAATAGCAACATTACCTGCTAGTAATGAAAAGCCAGTCTGCCATATACCAAAGCCCATATAGTAGTTGAATAGGCGATAGTAGTTACGTTTGATCGATGCAAACATTGGGAACAAGTCTTCTGATAACCGTTCTTTAAAATCATCTTCACTGTGAACAAGTTTTTTACGAAACTTTGCTTCTACTACTTGGTTTTTATATTCCAAACCTGGCAGTTTGATACCTAGCAAGAATGATAACAGTGTTCCACCAATACTCATTATAAGTGCAGCCCAAACAAGAAAGCCAGGAATAATTTGACCGTTCCAAACAGGAAGACCTTCACTAAGTGTCCATAGTACTGGTAAGAATGCAGCAAGAATAAAAATCTTATTGACAAAGCCAGTGAACAATGATTGTAGCGTTTTACCAAAGATCATTAGATCCTCTTGAATACGCTGTGAACCGCCTTCAATCTTTGCTGTAGAAGATTCCCACCGCTTTATGTAATAGTATGTATTTGCTTCTCTCCAACGGAAAGTAAATCGTTGTGTTTGCCATGTAGCATATGTTGCCATTGGCACATAGATAAGAAGTATTTCTAAGAAACTGGGAACAGTAGTCGTTTCATCCATATTGAATGTGATAAATTCCCATAGTCTAACTGGATTGAAACTCCAGAATAGTTCCCAAAATCTTGCCTCTTGTAGTGTTTGTATAGCGTCATAAAACTCACGGTTCCATGCGTTATAATAAACTAGAATTTGAACGTTATACCATCCAATAAATAATAGCCAAGCCAGCATTAGCCAAGCATATAGAAATTGCGATGGAGTCCAAAAGAAACTCTTTAGCATTTTGTAGTCCTCCTATTTGGCAACCTTATCCTTATACTGGATTAAGTGTTGCAGTAGTCAAACCCCAAAAGTTTACATAGTTTGTTGCCAAAGAAACTAGTCCTGGCTTTGCGTTGAAGTCAGTTGGTTTCAACCAATACATTGTTTGATTTGGGATTTGTATAAACAATTTACGAACTTCTGGATCATCAACACCAAGTTCTTCTAATAATCCCAAGAGATTACTAGCAGTGCGATATGCTCCAGATTCTGCTTGTCTAGCAGGCATTCTATTAATAAATTGTTCTGGTGTGCCTGGTCCGTGAATACCAAACCAAACATCACCAATAAGATATCTTCTGTCGCCACCTAAGAACATAAGACCACATGCACTTGCACATACTGTTTTGTTTTTTAGGTGATCAATATCTAATTCATCTCCAACTTTACCTGGAGAGTATATAATTTTACCGTTTTCATTCATTACTGGTGTATCACGCACAACTGTTACAACATTTCTTAACTTAAAGTGTGCTGCAATACATGATCCTTCTGCCAGATTACCACCTGGGCTTTCTAAAATAACAGTAAAATCCATTGGCATATTGGGGACGATACGATCACAGTCACCTTCACCAACACTACCTGTTAACGTATACAAGAAATCATCTACCTTGACAAAATCTAAATTCTTCTCTTCTTCTGCTTTTAGTTTTTCTGCTTGTGTAGATGCATCATTTAGTCTTTTAAATTCTGCTATGTATGAATCAACATAGTTTTTTAAGTGAAGCCCACCTAGTACTATAACTACAACAATTAATAATAGATATATAGGTTTTGATACAAGTTTTCTAAGTTGTTTGTATATCCATGTTGATTTTATTGTTTCAATTATTAGATGTCTTGCTTTACTTAAATATATCATTACACTATATTCCTTATTGGTATTATAGTATATTTATCCTATTACCATCCACCATCATTCTCAGATAGTTTAGGCGCTGCGGGCGCATTTGGATTTCCGCTTTGCTGCTGATTAAATAATTCCATTTGTCTTTCGAATTCTTCCTTTGTGATACATTCTGCGGTCTTATACAATTTGTACTCTAAGCCCATAGCGTGGCCTGCTTGTGGAGTAATCACATATTGTGCATATTCTTCACATCGTTCCATTGTTGGATATGGTGCAAATTGATATAGTGGTTGTCCTAGTGGTATTTGAAATATAGAAACTACAAAGTGTCCTATAATCATAACTGCGTTGAAATCAGGCATTAAATTTTCCTCCGTCAAATGTTACTGTTTCTGGTGTTTTATTTGTATCTTTTAGTTCTATAAGAAGTAGTGATAATTCTGTTTGTAATTTAATTGCATCTTCCATACTTATACGAATGTGCGGATCTTTTCTAACTGCAGATTTATTAACCGACATTAGAAAACTTTTTATTTGATTATAATCATTCATTTGTTAATTCTAGCAATTTCTGCCTCCAGTTGTGTCTTTGTTTTAAATGGTCCTATATATTCATATGTATCTAGTGTGTCACGTTTTACGCAATATGCATTTCTCCAAACACCAGTAAAATGCAATCCATAATATCCTGCTGCATATATCACTTTTGATTTTTCTGTTTTTGTGTAGATTGGAATATTTTTTCCATCTACACCTTTGTTAAATGCAAGATGTTTGGACGGATAACTTTCAACTTCATCTATGTCTTTGCCATATTCAACACTTGTATTTTTCTTAACTTGCTTCGATTCAAGAATTTTACTTCCGTACTTTGAAGTTAGAGCATCAAATGGCAGAGTTTCAATATCTATAGCATCCTGCATGATTACTTCAAAATCTAAAGACCTTGTCTTGCGGATAACACCAAGTTTTATTCCTGCATCTTCTACAATCCAGAATTTATCTTTTATTATTTCAACAGTATACATTAGTTAATATTTCATATGTTTGTTCCCAATTATTTACTTTATGGGTTCGCCCTATTCCTGTTTTCTTGATTGCATTTGCAAGTGTATAATCATTACCACCATCAAAGATGCCATCACCAAAGAATATAAGTGTATCTGTCTTTGCAAAATCTTTGAGTATTTGGCTCTTGTCAGAACCTGTAGGACCTATATCAATGCCAGTTTCACCACCTACCGTTGCAGTTATGCCTTTAAATTCTTCATTATTATTGTTGATATAATATGCCATGTTTTCACGTTCATTGTATTTTTTATCCCAAGTTACATATTCTGAACGTTGTTCTATATTTGCACCACGGCCGACAATTGAAAAGTTTACCATACCAGGTCTCTCTTCTATATGTGTGCCTGTAAGATGTGGGAACTTAGTATCATCAATCCAGTTTTTTAATTTTTGATGTGCTTGAACCTGTATCTCCCAAGGGTTGTTATGTACATTAACGCCATTTTCCCATACAGAGTTACCATTACAGTTGTATGAACGTGTTACAGAATTAAATAACCTCTTACCAATCTGTTCAATTGTCTTTGGAGCATCACTGCCTGTTGCAAGATATACATTATTTGATTTGCAGAATTTTAACATGAAATGCAAGAAAGAGGGATTAATTGCCCCTCTACTTGGTGTCAGTGTTCCATCTACATCAAAAATATATTTAAGCATGTGGATATGCTTTGTTAAGAATTGCAGCCATTTCATCTGGTGCTTTTGCTAGATTTTGCAAGTCCCATTCTCCACACCAACGTAGGAAGTTAATCCCTACGCCTGCTTTTGTCTTGGGTATACTACGTTCAGCAATAGTTTCAATGAACTTTACTTTAAGATCATGCGGCTGCGCAGTAAGATCAATAAGTTTCTTATTACGTTCATACATATCACGCACTGTGTGTTCTTCGCCATTATGATCGGTCCAACGTTGTAACATAAAGTTATTCCAATTGAACCCTCCTGTATCACGGTCTTCGTATGCTTCAATCATACCAACTTTATTCTTAGTCCCTTTCTTGCGGCAACCAGGATATGCACTAAAGATATTATCACTTGTATCACCGCGGATACATTTCTCAAATAGTAACCATTCAGGATCAGGTGCAGGCATTACTTCTTTAGTCTTCTTATCTTTGATAGGAGTACGTTTTTTATCATCCTTAAAAAACCCATTGGGAGTAATGATACGATTTTGTACTCCATCATAGATAGTTACATTATCACAAATCAACTGTTGATAATCACTATCACTGCTGATAATAACGTGATGATCATTGGGATGCGATTCGATGAATACAGCAATCATATCATCTGCTTCTGCTTCTGGGTTCTGCAATAGAGTACAATTAGTACGTTCATCTAGGAACTTAATCATGCTATCATATGCACCAAACATAATAGCGTCTTCTTCTTGCTCACGCTCACTCTTTGCTTGTTGTGCAACCCTACGCTGTGCCTTATACGGTGTATAAAAGTCTTTACGCCAACTACGCCCTTCTAAACAAAATACTGCATGGTCTGCGTTAAACATATTATAACACATCTTTACACTTGACATCATAATGTGAAATGACATTCCAATTTTAGTATCGATATCTGCACCACGATGTGTTACATGTTTTGCACGATGATACATATTAAGACTGTCAACGAGAATGAAAGTAGCCATTATTACCTCTGTTTTTAAATTATGATTCTATAATATATGATTTAAATACTAATGTCAAGAGTATTCTGCATTACCATCATCGGTTTTTAATTTTTGAATGATTAAGCCTTCTTTGCTAGAAGAATCGACACTTTTTGTGATGCCTTCACTATCTTCAAGTCCTTCCATTACAATATTTTGACATAAATCATTAAACCAATTATCTACGATTTCATCTGGTTCTACACCCTCATATCCGCTGTTAGCAAGATATTCAACAAAGTGTTCATTGAAATCTAGTTCAAAGTATCCCGCGCTTGGCGATGTTGGATCCATTTCTAAACTTACAACACGTATATATGGCTCTTCATTTAATGTTGCAGTAGACTTATCAAATTCATCCGATGAAATTTCTTTATGCTTTAGTTTATAATCTAATAGTTTTCTTGCTTTGGTGCCATCGTCTGTAATTTTTTCAATAATATATTTTTCTTTACTTTTTGTATCCATAAGCATTGTTATGAACCAGTCTTTGACTTTACTCATAATATTAATACTCCACTGTTTGTTGTAGATATTGTATTTCAACTAATTTTGCACTTCGGTCATCATTAAATCCATCGTTTAGTCTGTATGACACACCTTGCTTATACAATTTGACATTTAGTTTATTCATATTGTTTACCAACGTGTTTAGTTCCTTAATCATTTCTTCTACTTTTGGATCTTTCATAATTTTTTCCTAATATTCTCAAGTTGTTCTTCTGACACAATACCACTATTATATTTTGCAACTTCTTCAAGTCCCCCAGGCATTTCCGAATAAAGATATGTGGAGTCTTGGTGTAAATCTCCATCCTTGCGCCATGCAGAGTTCCGCCACTTCCTGTACGTTAAGGGAATATTCTTCACTGCGTCCCCCCATCGGCATAAGATATACTGGGCATTCCAACCCGGCATCCCTGTATTGCTGAACAGCCCTAGTAACTTCATCAACATCGTTTCTATCAGAAACAACAAACTTAAGGTAAACGTCACTAGCATCCAAAATATTATACTCATAAGCAATGTTAGGCTTAATAGCATCATCCCAAGACTCGCCCGAAACGGATAGTTTTGGTGAGCAACTAAAAGTGACTTGAAGGCCGTCATTACTGTTGAAATAATTGAAGAGTTCATCGTAAAGATGCTGCGTAGTGTTGGTTTCGAATGTGACATTTTTTAGATCCTGCATACGTGGGTGTTGAAATAATTCAACATATAATTTTTGCCAAGCAAGTAACGGTTCGCCACCTGTTAGAATTAGATGAATATCTTGGCCATTATCTTGTGTCCATTTTCCTTCTGGCGTTAGAGACAATAGATGTTCTACTACTTCATCAATCGTTCTATCAAATACAAGGTGTTTGAATTCTGGATAGATGCTTGCATACGTATCACATCCAGTATGTATGATAGGCAAGTCTTCAAACTTTTCTACCTTTTCGTGTACACCATCTTTGATAAGTTGTTCAACTTCTGGATTATAACGAGTTTTTTCTCTGTCTTTATTTAGTCCAAAATTTTGGCAACGGAAGTTACAACCAAATGTACGTAGGAATACACTGGGTACTCCTACAAATTTGCCTTCGCCTTGTACTGAATAAAATGCTTCTGAATATCTTAGTTTCATTAACAACTAAACTCCTGTTGTAGTTTAATGTTATCCATAAATTCTTGTTTAACATGTGGATTATTAAAGAATGATCCTTTAAGTACCGTAGTTTGTGTAAGAGAACTATGTGCCATGATGCCACGATTTTCACAGCATCCGTGCGTTGCTTGGATATATACACCTACGTCTGTAGAGCCTGTCGCATTACGAATTTCACGATTTATGTCCATTGCAAGTTCCTCTTGTAATGTGCCTCTTCGTGCGCACCATTGTGCAATGCGTGTGTATTTACTGAGTCCAATTAACGTGTCTGCTGCAATAATACCAATGTATGCAATACCTTTAACAGGTTGATGGTGATGTGAACATACACTTGTTAGTTCACTACGAACTACAAGCATACCTTCATACCGCTCATTTGTAATGTTGTCAGGTTCATTTGGGAATGCTGTCGCAGGTGGTGGGGGATTATAACGCCCTGACAAGAGTTCGTTTACATACATCTTTGCCAAACGTCTACCAGTATCCATTGAGTTAGGATCTGTTTTTCTATCTATAAGTAGTGTATCTAATACGCTCTCAAACTTATCAGTGAGTTCATCTATTAGATCAGATTTATCATTTTCTTCTAGTACTGATGCGATGTTATCACCAGCCCAGTAACGAACGCCCGCCTCTTCTAGTCGTGCTTTGATAATTTCGGAAGTCTTTGCCATATACTATGTTCCTTTCTATGTAATCAAACTATTTGTATATTTTATATTACTACATATACGTCATAGTGTCAAGTATTATTATTTAGGTAATCTACTATATCATTGCCTGAATAAAAACTTTTAACGCTGTTAATTTCTTCTTGTAGCATAGGTTGAATATCAGCATTCTTATTCATTTGAGTATGGATATATGCTTTAATATTTTCTATGTTCTTTTTTGTTGAATCTAACGAAGTAGTCCATTCACTGGGATACTTGAATTGTTCACTCCACATTTCGCTGTATGATAATCTATCAGGTACCATTGGTACACTTCCAACTACAATTCCTTCATACATTGATATACCTAATGTTTCTTGTAAGTTAGCACTGAATACCATCTTTGATTTACTTAATAAGTCGTGGTAGTCTGGTTTGGATAATTCAAGTTCTTGACATTTGATGAACTTATATTCGGGCATTTGTTCAGCAATATAATCAAAAACTTCTGGCTGTTTCTCAGGTGCGATACGATGTGGAAATAGTATTATGTCCTCTTTCGCTTTATTATTTTTATATGCACCAAGATCAGTTTCGATATACTCCATCGGCCAACCCACTTGTCTAATTGAGTGAAGGAGTTGCCTGTCGATGTCACGATCATTATCCCAAAACGTATTTGCAAAGAGATCAATATGAAAGCGAGTAGCAAAGAAGTTATCATTGTAACAATCATACATTGACATCTCTGCTTTTCGAACCCATGAGGCATCACCAATTAAGCGACCTAGAAAATCTTGGGGATCATAGCTACCAGCATGCCATAAGCCACCTATACGGATTTTTATCCCAAGCAATTCTGCCATATATTTCAACTGGATGACAGTGGGATTCCACGCATCAGTATAGAGAAAGTAATCACCATCATTGATTTTACCATCGCAGAACATTTTCGCTATTTGTTCTAACTGTGCGCTCTTATAGATATTTGTACCTCCAAAGTTAAGAAATGCGCCCGGTGTAGTGGCTGCTGGGATATCAGTTGGGCCTTCAATCACAGTAACATCAATTCCGTTGCTTCGTAACAATGTGGGGAGATGCGTTTTCCACTGCTTAGTATAGCGAGATTCAACACTCTCCAAGTCTATAAGATATAACATTCGTTTTGCCCTTTTAATGAATGTGTAGATATTCTAGTACTAGTTATTAGTATCCAAACCAGATACCACTATCCATTACCATATACGGTAATGAAATTCTTTTAGATATTATATTCAATCAACGCTCCGTTTTCACCATCTTCAGAGATTTCAATTTTGATATTTCTGCCTGGATATTTTTCGGAGATATTGTCAAATAAATCATCCGACATCATTTCACAAGATTTGTAATCTAGCGAAAGTACTTCTAGGCTATATAGTCTTTCTAGCCAACGTTTGAATTGGATAAATTCAATATCTCTATCGTTATGAGTTACTTTTATTGCTACTCGGAAATGAAAGATATGACGATGCGGCACACCTAAGAATGATACATCATCCCAATCACCAGTCGCAAGTTCTGGATCGTCTGCTGCTGCTGGATAGCAATGAATGCCTTCTTTTTGAAAGGTTACCCAAATCCAACGATCTGCGTTTGCTTTCTGATTTTCTCGCTGTTCTGTCATATTTGCGTTCCTTGTTTCCGTTAACATATGATTATAGTAACTGCCCATTCGTTTCTATCTCTTTTTCCATTTCTAAAATTGATTGTTTCAATTTTAATTTTTGCATTTTAAGTTCACCAACATCTAGTCTAAGATTATAATCTTTTTGTATCCTAATGTCAAGCGCCCTATGTTCAGTTTTTAGTTGTTCTAGTCTTGCCAATTTTTTATCAATTTTCATTTTTCATCCTTTTTATTATCCAAATAAAGCATCAACACTTTCTGGATGTTCGTATTCTTTTTTCTTTCCTTTTACTGCTTCTACGTATTCTTCTGTTTTAACCCCTGCTTCTTCAAAATCCATAAAGTCTGGAGTAGTTGCAATATTTTGAACACGTGATCCTTCACACTTACGAAGGAATGCTTTATAATCAGTAAGCATATTCATTGGATCTTTTGTATTAGGATCAAACAATACTTCAACAAACTTTGCAAAATATAAAACTCTATCCGGAACTACGTCTGATAGTGTATTTGTTTTCCCCAAATTCATTGTATTAATGTCAATCTTGTCTCTTAACATCTCATACTCATGATCGAACCTACGGATTGCATCTTGCATCCCACGTATATGATATTCAGCATTATGTGCTTGAATAAGAATATATGAAAGGCTATCCCAACTTGATTTTGCTTCTTTTTTATTACGATTCAGCATTCCAGGTTGCATGTAATTGATATCTCTCATATTCAATCTAGAACCAATTTCCCCTTCATATAACCACGGTTGATTATCATCAGTGATATCCTGGCGCCAGTTTAACTTTTTAGTTTTATAACTCCACGCATTAGAATTCAAGTCAGGATAGTCATACGCTAATCCTTTTGCTGCGGTTATATAAGGAGATGCAGCATCAAATGATATGGTTAGATTTGGATTAACGTGTTTTCTTAGTTGTCGTTGTATTGCTGTTAACATTGCACCCCACGGAAGAACACTTATACCAAGAGTATGGATCCAAACATCTGATTGGTCTGCTTGTCCAAGAAGCCCATCATCTCGTAAACGAATTAGTCTACGCAGTAGTAGTTCTGCATCACCTGCATGGTCTCCAGCCATAGCATAGCCCTCAAAGGCTCTATCTCCGTATACTGATTTGTCATTGAAATGTTTAACTTGTTGATACCACTTTTCACTAGTGTCCCAACTACTTCCGTGCAACGTATTCAGAAATTTTGTCTTTCCGGGAATTCTGTTATTAATAAAGTATTCATGGTTGAAGATAGTTTTCTCTACACATTCGTCCCAGTTTTTAATACCATTTTTTTCACGGTATTGTGGGAGGCAACTCCATCCTGGAACATCAAGTGTCATTGAATAATCACAATATTCTTCTAGCCACCGCATAATACCGTGTCTTGTATCAGCCCAATCACCCTCTTTGTCATAGAAGGTAGTCCAATCAAGTTTCCAAGCACCTGTACCAATTTGATACCCGCCAGAATCCCCTACCAGAACTGTTGTCTCGCGGTCTCTATTAACAACCATACCATCTTCAATTTTAGATTTCTCTAAATCTAATTCAGCATGACCAGCAGAATAAAGACCATGTGAGTAATACACATAGCCTTTATCTTTATCAAAAATATTTAATCCTTCCAGTCCATTCTCAAATCCTTGTGGAATGCGTTCAGGTGGAAACATGTCTGTCATTTCACAATAATGTTGTGAAATTTTACGAACATAAAAGTTAGAGATAGCAGGTAAGAAAACAGCATACCCACTACTAATATTGTTTTTTCCTAAATCTTTGACCATTTTTATTAATTGCCTGATTTTGCTGGTAAGATATATTCGTATAGTCCCATACCGGAATCTACGTGAATTGCCATCGCTCCTTGATCTGAAATTTTAATACTCATAGACGAAGTATCGCCTAGTTTTAAAATTGTTAGAACTGTTGAGAGTGGGAAACTCCAGCCAGTGCTGAGTGTTCCATCTACATTTGAGGCAAATTTCAAACTTAATTTATCCGTTGATGCATCACCGATATGAAACATCAAGTCATTACCTTCAGTTTTAACTGTAAACAGTGGATCATATGAACCTAGAATACCTGCAAATGTTTGCAAATCTTTAACTGCTTTAGATGATGGCATTACCTCAACATCCCATTTCGCGCCTTTAAAGTTTGCTGTTTTAATTTGGGCATCAACCATTTCACTTACGATAACACGGTAAGTTGAATCAAATACCCCTTTCATTGAGAAAGCAAGTTCAGATGGTACAACTTCTCCATTGCGTTCTGTGGTTCCTACTGTAATATCAGCACCAATACGATCACCATTTTCATTTTGGTTCTCATACGATAGATAACCATTAAGAACGCCCAAACGTCCCATACCAAACTTACCATTAAATTCGTCTACACGTTTATGCATTTTGGCACGAAGAACAACTGTTCGATCATCGTCCATAGCATCTAGTACTGTGCTTGTATCATCTGTTGTTACTTTCACTGCCTGGATGATACCAAGTGAGTGTGTGTGTTTTACAATATCTTTTAAAATGTCGCGCATTGCGTTCTCCTATATTATACATTATATACTATCATAATTAAGTAAAGTTGTCAATATAAATCGACAACTTTGTGTTTTTCCAATCTTAGAAAGTCCAAGACAACCCTGCAGTTACGGAATTACTAGTATCATAGTTTGATATATTCCGATTAACTCCTAGCATCAAATTAACTTTATCATCAATCGATTTATTGATATCTAAATCAATGCTGGTTGTATTATATGTATCAAAGTCTTTGCGAATACTTGCAGTAATAATACCATAATCAATGTTAACACCAACTGTTGCATAATTATATGTGTCACTTTCAGTTGTATAATCTAAAACTGCTAGTATGTCGCCAGTTTCAGTATGACCTTGTGTTTTTCGGTTTCCGATTGTATAACCAACGAACGGACGAACATTACCAGTTTCTTCTTCTAACATAATACTTACATAATTATCGGTTGAGGTAGTCACGCCGCCTGCTGCATAGTTGCCAATTGTTCTAGAATATGAAATATCGGATGTTGTATGATTAAATGATGTGGTTAATTTTGTATCATTGTTATCAAATGATTTGCCAATATCAATTCTATATGCGTGGGTTTTCATACTACCATTACTATCACTTCCTGTCATAGTTGTATTAACTTCATTATACTCTACACCAAACAATATATTATCATTACTTCCAATGTCTTCGATGCCAACGCTATACACATTTGTTTCTGCATTATAGCCATTATTCATCTTATGATCTGTTTTTGTAACAGTGATGCCATTATTAATATCCATATTTCTATGAATGTCAATGCCTAACAATTGTTCTACCTGATCAACTCTACCAACAACTGATTCAATATTACTAGATGTTTTGACAATATCATTTCGCACGATTGTTGTTGTAGTTGTATCTCCATCTGTTACTACCTCTGAACCATCATCATATGTTTCTGTAGTACGAACAAATGAATTTGTTATAACGTCCATTGGCGTTGTTACTAGTGTGAAATTTTCTTTAGAGATAGTTTGCAAGTTATTATCAACTGTAGAATCATGCTTTATGATGTTAGATGTTAGCACTGGCAATGTGGTACTTTGCGTTTCAGTTGTTGATGTAATAGTTTCATTAGATGTATCTATTATCGAAGGCGCAATAAAAACAGCACGTTGGAGACCAAATCCCATTACCATTGGTTCAGAAATTATAGCCGTATCTTCAGCAACTTCTGCAACCTTTGCGGCTACTACTCGCGCCGCTACTACTCGCGCCGCTTCTTCCGCTGCCGCTTCTGCAGCTGCCGCTACACGTGCCGCTTCTTCCGCCGCTGCTACCCGTGCAGATTCTTCCGCTGCCGCTACACGTGCCGCTTCTTCCGCTGCCGCTTCTGCAGCT